GGCCGACTCGAACGGAGCCGTCTTCGACCCGATCACCTGCGCGCCGGTCACGCCGAGCGCGAGGTTGTCGTAAAGGATCGCCAGGTTCGAGGTCGCGGCCTGCTTCTTGCTGTTCGTGATGTCCTGCCACGCGGCGGCGTCGCTGCGGTCTTCCTCGTCGTACGAGGACGCGTGCGTCAGCTTCGCGGCGTCAAGCTGGACGGTGGTGCCGCCACCGGTGTCCAGGTTGTAGGTCTGACCCTTCTGGGTGACCTCAACCGAGGCGTCGGTGTCGATGGCGATCTGCTTCGAATCCACCTTCATCGGCTCGGTTCGGCCGCTGGCGGCCTCCCACGCGCTGACGTTGCGGAAGCGGGTGACCAGGCCCGAGGCGTAGTCCTCGATGATCCAGCTACCCGGGTTCACGGAACCGGCCATCGCCGGACCTCCCTGGTGTCGTGTCGAACGGGGAGTGCCCGGAGCCCACTGGTACGCCGGAGCGGGAAGCGGCTCCACAGGTAGCGCGCTTGAGGAGATCATAACCACAGCGTGCAAACGCCCCCGCCACACGAGGTGACGGGGGCGGTTGGTTACACCGAAGTGGACTCCCGAAGTCCGGGGGCAGCGTATCAGTCGTCGTCCGAGCCGCCGAACGCGTGCAGGGCCTGCAGCTCGGTAGCGCTCTTCGGCTTGTTCGACGGCCGGCCGCCACCACCGGCGTTACCCGGAGCGGCCACGCGCCGGCCCTTGAACAACTGCGGGAAGTCCCGCTTCACCGCGCGGAACGCGTGCTCGAGGCCCTCCACCTCACCGTCGTCATTCAGGTCCAGGTCTTCGGTGTCGGCCAGCTTGAGGATCCGCGAGAGCGCCGCTGCGGCCTGCGCCTTCTCCTTCGGGAACGTCATACCGAGGTCGCTCAGGATCGACTTGCTCTGGCTGCGGATGATCGCCGGCATCAGCTCGGACCGCGTCGATGACTTCGTCTCCTCGGCGATCTCATCGAGCTCTTCGCGGGTGAACTTCTTACCCGCATCGTCGTCGCCATCCTTGCCACCACCCTTGCCGTTCCCACCCTTGGCCCGGTTCGCCTTCTCCCGGAGCAGCTTCGTCTTCGAGGCCCGCAGCGCCCGCAGCTCGGCACGCAGCTCCTCCGGCGACTTTCCGGAGTCGGGGTCGTCATCGTCGTCCGAGTCGTCGCCGTCATCCCCACCGGCGTCGTCGCCCTCGTCGCCGTCATCCCCATCGGCGTCGTCGTCGCCGTCGTCCTCGGAAGCGCCCAGGATCGGCCAGATCGGGCGACCATTGCGCCGCACGCCCACCGCCTCGAGCAACTTGCCGGTGTGCGGGTGGATCATCCACGGGTGGACAAGGGTGTTGTGCATGGTGGCCTCCACTGGTCGTTCTACCTGGTAGGAGATGGTACAACGCGCGGGAAGTCGCGGGGGTTGCGCAGCCGTCGCCGGGTCTCCTGCTCCACCGTCTTCGGAAGCGGGATCGCCGAGTTGAGCGCATGCTTAGCCGCCACCACGCGCACGGTGTCGCCTTCGGTGGGTCGGGCCCAGCCCTTGGCCGCCGAACGGGTCGCCTCACGCTTGAGCCCCGCGGCGAGCAAGTGGACGTTCGTCCGCTTGACGATCCGAAGTTCGCACCGGCAGTGCGGGTGCGAGCCGACATGGCTACCGTTGGGTAGCTCCCGCCAGCCGGGGCCCCGGAAGTCCGGGCGGCTGACGACGCTCTTCCACTGCGGCCCCCACGTCCGCCCGCCGGGGAACAGCTGCCCCACCGCCGGCGTGACGTGCAGCCCGGCGTAGGCCAGACAGCGCACGCACGCGTCGCGCTCGGGCACCCAGATGCACACCCACTCGTCGCCGAGCTCGGCGGCGCGCTCAAGCTGCTCCTCGGTGTGGTCGGCCACCAGCTGCCCCACCACGACGCCGCGAACGTCGCTGGTGAGCTTCTCCGGCTGGGCGATCGCTTCCTGCACCGCGGCGAATCCGCGCTTGGCCACCTGCGTCGGCGCGACGGCGCGGCGCACACGCTCGGCGCGGTAGGTCTTGACCTGCGCGACGTCCGCGGCGGGGACCTCCCGGTGCACGGAGTCCGCGGCGGCGTCCATCGCGTCGATGACCTCGCGCACGCCGTTGTCCACAGCGTCTGTCCACACCTGGGGAAAGTCGAAGTCCGCAGCTGTGGGCGCAGGTAGTGGCGCTGGCCGACGCTCACCACGGAGCCGGGGCGGGCCGGGAGCGGTCACCAGCGCGAAGCGGGTGTAGGCCCGGAACTGGGCAAGCACGCCCTTGACCTCTTCCGAAGCGTCCGGGCCCTCCCGCTCCGCCTGCTCAACGTCAGCCGGCCCGTGCTTGAGCGACCCGTACAGCAGCACCCACAGGCGCACCAGCTTGCTCAGCACAAACCGGGTGGTCTCCATCATCGCCTGAAACTCCGGCTGAGCCAGCGCGGCCGCCTCGGTGCCCGCCCACGGCTCGGTGGGCTCAAGCGGTGCTGTCATCGTCCTCGCCCGTCAGCACCTGCTCGAGGAACTGGCCGAAGACCTCGATGGCCTTCGCCTGGTCCAGCCCAAGTAGCTGCGTGGCCTGCCCGATCGCGGTGGCGGTGGCGGCGATGCGGTCGGCCAGGTCCAGCCGGCCCTCCATCGTGCGCGCCCACTCGTCGACCTGGTCCGGCAGGTAGCCCGCCTCGATCAACGCCACTCGCTCAGGCACGCCGGCGTCCTGCTTGGCCTTGACCGCCTGCCACCCCTCGGTGTCGCTGACCTTCGAGGACGGGGCCCACGTCACCACGACGGTGCGTTCGGGCACACCGAGCATGGCCAGTGCGCCCTCGCAAATCGCGGCGATTGGCCCGGCCAACTGGTCCTTGAGCGACTCGACCCGGGAGAGCAGATCGTCGATGCGGGCGATGCGGCTCTGCCCGCTCTCCACCTGCCCCGTCGGGTCGGTGACGTTCATCGGCGTGTCGGTGACCTCGCCGAGCAGCCGAATGTAGGCCACCAACGGGTCCAGGAAGACGTTGGCCGGGCTGCCGTCGAGCTGCCCCACGGCCTTGACGTTCGAGAGTTTGTTCATGGTGCCGGGCGCGTTCGAGAGCTTGCTCGAGCGGCGCACCACCGGCGCGTGGCCAGGCTGGACCGCGGCGCGGAAGGGCACTTGCCGGTCGTCGTCGGACCAGTCGTTGAGGTCCGCGCCCTTCGTGCCCGCCTCGGCGAGCTGGTAGCGGTAGGGCCAGCCGTTCCAGTCGATGCCGGACAGGTGCGTTGCCATGATCTTCGTGATGGCGTTCTGCGGGCCGTAGGCGTCAAAGTGCTCAGGCCGGCCGTAGGGGCGCTCGGTGCGTCCGTGCTCGATCGGCAGGCCGTGCTCGTAGGTGAGGATGTGCGGGTTGTCCGGGTCGTCGCCCTCGGGGTCGTCCTCCGCGGTGTAGGGCTTGAACAGCTCATCGGCCCACCGCTCGATCCCCTCGGTACGGTCGATCGAGATAAACCGCTCCACCCGGTCGTCGTAGTAAACGTTGACCCGCAACCGCTCCTTGTCGCCCTCGCCGATACACCAGGAGTCGATCACGAACTCGATGTCGCGTTCGTTCTGCCGGTCGTAGATCGCGCACATCGTCAACGGGTCCCGGACGAACACGTCCACCCGGGCCACGGTGCCGTCAGAGTTGAGCTCCTCGCCTCGGTGCGGCCAGCGCAGCAGATAGGCATCGCCGTACTCGCACACCTTCTCGATGAAGCGTGGCAACTCCACGGTGAAGTCGTTGGGCGCGCCCACCTCGGCGTTGAGCCGGTCGGTCAGCGGCGTGGTGGTCTCCCCGCCCTCGCCCTTGACCGAGTCCTCCGCCACCGTGAGCGCGGCCACCTTGAGCCGGTTGGTGCGGCTTTTCACGGCCTTGCGCGCGAGGTTGGCGCGGTAGTGCTTGCCCGACTTCTCGATGGCTTGGCGGACCTGTTCGTTCGCCACGATCTCCCGGGCTGTGCCCTCGAACATCCGGCGCGCCCGAACATAGCCCGGGCGCTTCTGATCGAGGGTGGTCAACCCGCGGGTCAAATCCGACACTGGTCCTCCATCGGGTGTGGTCTGGCGATCATCGCACGTCACGCATAACCGGTGGTCAGGTCCGGGCCGCCACCGGTCCCCGCGCCCGGCTTGCGCACCTCGCCGGGGCTTAACCAATACAGGACGCTAGAGGTCACCGCGTCCACGTCGTCGTCGTGGGCCACCAGCGGGAACGCCTGCATCACGCCTTCGGCCTGCGGGAAGTTGCTCACCAGCCGGCCCCCTTCCACGTGCCCGAGGTGCTTCACCTGGGTGGGCCGGGCCTGGTACTTGTCGAGCGCGTGCGCGGCCCGGACTTCCTTCGCCGACACCGAGTGCAGCAGTTCGACGGGCACGGGCAGGTCGTCGAACACCTCCTCCCAGAGCGCGCCGCCCTGGTTGTCTTCCACGCAGATGCGCCTGATCTGCGGGAAGCGGTTGAGCAACATCATCACGTAGTCGCGCCGCGCCATGCCGATCACGCGCTTACGGCTGACGTGCAGCACCTCCACGTGCCCCGGCTGGTTGCGCTCCAGCTCCTCGCGCGTGGGCCATGGGTAGGCGGTGACGGCAAAGCCGGTGTAGTCGCTCTCGGCGGTGGCGGTCACCGCGGGGTCGATGAACAGCGCGCACCGGTTGGTGTCGGTGGCCTCGGTGATGTAGGTGAAGTCGCCTTCGGTCCACATCCCCTCGTCGCCGAGACTGGGGCGGTTCTCCATCTCCATCCGGAACATCCGGGTGTGGGCGATGGACTGCAGGTACTCGGTGCTCCACTTCGCCGGCCAGCACGAGACCGGCTCACCAGTGGCCGGGTCTTCGATCAACGGCAGGTAGTGGTGCACGCGGATGCGCTGCTCGCGCACCCATTTGAGCTCGTCGGCGTTGACGTCCTGCGGCGCGCCGGAGACCGAGCGGACCAGCTGGTGAGTCAGCCCGTCATACATCGTGGTGGTGCCCACCCAGGACCAGATGGCGTTGACGTTGTAGAACCCGATCGCGCCAATGATCGTCTTCTTGCGCTGCTCGGCCTGGTAGGCGGAGTAGTTCGCCTCGGAGTTCTCTACGTCGTCCAGGATGATCACGTTCGCTCGCCGGCCGTCGATGCTGGAGCCCAGCACCGAGGAGTCCATGCCCTTCGCCGTGATGATCACGCCCGACTCGGAGAGGTACTCCCCGATGGTGTCGTGCTCGGCGCGCTTGCCCGTCATCCGCGGCAGGCAAAACTCGGGGAAGTCGTAGTGCAGCAACGGGTTGGTGCGCCGTTCGGTGTGAATCGCCATCATGTGCTCGCCGGCCGTGGACGACGTCCGGGAGAAGATCGCGAAATAGTCCTTGTGCAGGTGGCATCCCGCCCAGATGGGTCCGATGCGGAAGTGCACCGTCGACTTCGCCGAGCCACGTGGCGCGATCCAGGCGTCGCGGTTCTCCATCGGGCCCTGGTAGCCCGGCCAGGTCAGGAACCACTCGTAGCTGCCCGCGTGCAGCGGGGCGAAGGTGATGTTGCCCTGATCGTCGGTGAGCCACCGGCGGTGGTACATCAGCGCGTGCGCGAACGGATCCAGCCGGCTGATCGCCCGTCGGCCCTCACGCGACTTGAGCAAGCGCGGGTCGTACTGGCGGTCCAGGTACTCGCGCCAATCGAACCCCGGCAACCAGGTCCGGGCGTAGTCGCCACGACGGTTGGGCCTCACAACCGCCATGGCGCTAAGCCTTGATCAGACCGAAGAACATCCCGGCCGCGATGATGAAGAACACGATGGCGAGCGTGGCCAGGATCCAGCCCAACCACGGGCGCGCCGGTGCCTCGGGTCGGCCGGGAACGAACAGCACGCCCAGGCACAACCAGCCGAGGCAGACGAGCCCGGCAGCGACGCCGGTCACTTCCGGGCTCGTGACGCGCTGGACTTCGTGCGCTTGCCATCGCCCGGCTGCTCGACCTCGGAGCCTTCCTCCACGCCACGGGTCTCGGCGTAGGCGGGACTGCCCTCAGGCTGGCCGAAGCGGGCCTTCTCCTGGTGGTACTCACGGAGCCACTCGCGCTCTTCTTCGGCACCTTCGCCGTTGAGTCCCTCCGTGCTGGCCGTGATCAGGTTCGCCGCGCGGTCCAGCAGCTGGGCGAGGTACTCGTTGCCGTGGGCTTCCATCGGTCACACGCTCCCGGTCATCGGGAGAGGCGGCCGGTCGTCGGGCAGCCCCTCGATTCGGTGGATGTTGGCGAGATTCACGAGGGTGCCGTGCACGTCCCGCAGGAACACGATCCCCTCCAACGCCGTGAACGGCAACACGGGCACACCCTCGTCGGTGTCGAACGCGACGACGGCGAACGTCTCGCGTCCGCTGGGCAGGCTGTAGTGCGCCTTGAGGACGCTCTGGTCCTCGGACAAGCCGGCGGGCAACGGGGCGTCCGCGGTGGGCTCGGGCATCAGGTCTCCACTGGTCTGGGACGGGGCGGCGGACCAGTGAAATACGCCGCCCCGTCGCGTTAGCCTCCCACATCGGTGGGCGCGACATCGCGAGCGTCTCGCGTGTCCATCTCGCCGACGAGGTCCGCGATCGCGCGGTCGGTCTCGGTGATCACGGTGACCTCGGTGCGCACGGTGGCGTTGTAGCCGAAGAGCCGGGCCATGGCCTCGGTGTTCTTCAAGATCAGGTCTTCGAAACCGCGCACCTCGGCGAGCGCCCGCGCCCGGGGCCCGTGATCGCGCAGCGGCTCGCCACCCTCCTCGAGCCGGACCACCCGGCCGTTGGAGTGCGCGACGTGCTCAGCGTCGTAAATCGCCCAGGCGGCGTCCATGCCGCGCTCGAGCCGCACCCGCTGCGCCATGAGACGCTCAAACTCCCGGGTGACGTGCTCGCGCGCCAGCGGCAGCACGGCGGCCACGGTGTGCTCCCGCACCAACTGCCCGACGGTGGTGCCCGAGATCGCCCGGTAGCCCTCGCGCTTCATCATCGCCGCGGCGTCACGGTAGGTGTAGCCCTTGAGCACCAGCTCGAAGGCCCGCCGAGCGCGATCCTGCCGCTCGCCGGGCCTAGCGCCCCCACCACTGCGGACAGTGCCCACTTAGGTCCGACCCAAGTTTCGGACGACCTGCACGTATTGCACCATCCGCACAGTGTGCCACACGGGGGCAAATCGCCTGGTCACGCAGCACTCTGCCAGCGCTCGGCAGGCTCGTCGGCCTCTACCGTGATGGGCACCGGACCGAGCTGAGTGACCATGCACCTCTCGAGGAACGCGGTCGCGGCCGGGGCGTCCTCCGCCTTGACCATGGCCACGATCTCGTCGTGCACCGGGAGCACGATACCGCCCGCGTAGGGACCCTGCTCCCACCGGATCAGCGCATCCACGAGCAGCTCGCGTGCGGTGCCCTGGACCGCGAAGTTCGGGGCTTTGTGCGGCAGGCGCGGATCCAGGTGGATGACCCGGCCCGAGTAGGTCCGGAACTCCCGCAGCCCGTTCTTGACCGCCTGGCGCAGCTGCGCGCTCCACGCCGCCAGCTGCGGCGCGAGGGCGTCCAGCGTGGCCACCAGCCGCTCCACCATCTCGATCGAGATGCCGGTCTGCGCGGCCAGCGTCGGCGCGGACCCGCCGTAGAGCCGGCCGAAGACGACCCGCTTGACGTTGTAGCGGTTCGCCTTGGTGAACCCCGGCCCGTACGCCTGGTTGGCGATCATGGCGTGGAGGTCGTGCAGCACGCAGGTCTGCCCGGCCAGGCACGTCGGGCAGGTGAGCGCGCCGTTGATCATCCGGATCAGGTTCTGATCGCCCGAGAGGTAGGCGGCCACCCGGACCTCCACCGAGGAGAAGTCCGCGGCAATGAGCAGGAACCCCGGGTCGGCCACGATGCACTCGCGCAACCCGCCCTCGCGCGCCACCTGCTGCAGGTTCGGCCGGACGCAGCTCATCCGGCCGGTGTCCGCGCCGAGGGTGTAGATCGTCGGGTAGGTCCGGCCGTCGCCGTGCTCGGTGGACCGGGCCCACGGGCGGATCATGTTCTTCAGCACCGTGGCGTCGTCGCGGTACTCCAGCAGCGTGGTGGCCAGCTCGCCGAGCTCCCCCGGCGCGTGCGTGAGCTTCTCCAGCACGTCCTTGGCCGCGGTGGGGTTGCCCTCCGGGGCGGTCTTGGACGGCTTGGTCCGGGGCAGGATCGCGCCGAGCTGGACGAGCCGGGTGGTGACCTGCTTCGGGGAGTCCGGGTTGTCCACGCCCAGCTCCCGGATCCGGGTCAGCTTGGCCGCCGCGCGCGGCTCCCGGTCGTCCAGCTGCGCGCGCACCGCCGGCCCGTCCAGCGCCAGCCCGAGGTAGGGCAGCTTCGCCACCACGCGCTCAGCCACGATCTCCCGAGCCATCACCGCCGGATCCGGCTGGGGGAGCTTGATCCGCAGCGCCGAGCAGTCCAGCACGTCGGCCAGGGCGTAAGCCACCATCACCGCGCAGCGCTTGTCAATCTGCGCCCAGCCGTTTTTCTCCCGCGGGGTGTCGGGCTTGAGCTTCCAGATCCAACCGGCCGCCGAGCCGAGTGCTTCCCGCGCGGCTTCGGCCCCGGGACTGACCGCGGCCGCGCCCAGCACCGCCTTGGACGTCTCCTTCAGCCCGTCGCCGTTCTCCGTCAGCGCGGGGTCGGACAGCTTGACGATGGTGGCGACGTCGATGCACTTCGCCAGCGCGTCGGCGTACTCGATCACCCCGAGCCGGGCCAGTGGCACCAGGTCCGCGGTGTAGCTGTACGCCTCCAGCTCGGTGGCCGCGGCCAGGTAGGCAGCCGCGATCTGCCGGTGCGCCGGGTCGCCGGCGTCGAGGTCAACCGCCTCGGCCCAGTCGCCGAGCTGGATGGTCTGGCATGCCCACTCCGGGCTCCAGAGCGGCAGGCCGTTCGTCTCGACGTCGACGGCGAGCCGCCCGCCGTTGCGCGCCAAGCACGCTTCCAGCACGGCGGCCGCGCCGGCCAGGTCCACCTCACGCGGGCCCTCGCCCCGGCGCATCGCGGCCGGGAGCGTCAGCAGCGGACCGGCCGCCTCGGTGACCTTCGCACGGGTCGCGGCCGCTCGATCGCTCGCTTTCCGCTCACGCAGAGCAGGCACTCCCGGGGGCGCTTCTCCCGACCCCATGCACCGGCTGCCGGTGGGGTCCTTGTGCACCTTGAGCTTGATCGACTTCGTGAGCGTCGCGGGCTCCCGGCACCAAGGGCACGTGATCACCTCGCCAGGCACCGGCTGGGCCGGCGTCGGCACGGGGACCGAGTGGGTGGGTGGAGCCGGTGGAGGCGTGGAGGCCGCCCCCTTACCTTTTTCCACTAAGGCCCTATTGATCATGGTCTGGGGGGTAGTTACCGGTGGAGTTTTAATAGAGGTGCCTCCACCCCCTCCACCAGACCCGCCAGCACCTCCGTGACCTGCAGTTTCGGGGGTGGAGGCACTGGTGGAAGCACTCGTTTTGGTGGAAGCAAGTGCCTCCACCCCGCCCGCGCCCTGCGGCGAAACCGCCCACGAAACGTCGCCGGTGGAGGCAGTGCGGAGGCACCTGTAGTTCGCGTCCTTGCGTCGTTCCACCGGGTATCCGAGCTTGTCGAGGCGTGCGTAGATCTCCGAATCCTTGAGCGCACGCTGTCCGCTCCAGTGGGGGTGGTTGCGTCGCCAGGTGGAGAACGCGTCCCGCACGGTGCTGCTCTTCATGCCCACGGGGTCCGGCACCGTGTGGTCGCGCACCCACTCCGCCACCACGTCCGCGGAGTCCGCCAGGTCCTGTGTGCGCTCACGGATGGTGAGCGGCTCGTAGTAGCGATCGAGCCCACTCGGGTCCGCCAGGAACAACGCAGCGCGCCGGATCATGCCGAGCAGGATGCCCGGGGCTTCCTGCTCGAACACCGCCGCCAGCCGGGCAGCGGCCGCCGGAGTCGCCGCCGGGTCCGCCGGACACGGCAGGACGCGCGCCCGGCGGAGCACGCCATCATCCGAGAGGTCCGGCGGGTTGTTGGTGGTCATCACGATCGTGTGCGTGGGCGTGAACGTCACCTGACTGCGGTACTTTCCC